TAGTCGGTATGGCGGAATTGGTAGACGCGCTGGGTTTAGGTTCCAGTGGCTTTATGCTGTGGAGGTTCAAGTCCTCTTACCGACATTTTACAAAACTTGACAAAATGTAAAGTTTACTATATAATAGTAACAGTTCTTTACATAAGACAATGACCCGTTCAGGAACAATCACAACTGAAGACGGTGGCCGAACTAACATGTTCGCTTCCGAACCACAAATGTATGTCTCTAAGACCGACGCTGAGCGTTACGGTTATGAGACATATGCAGAACGTGCTGAGAAACTAAATGGTCGCACTGCGATGCTTGGTTTTATTGCAGCAGTTATTTCTTATGCTACCACTGGTAGTATTTTCTTCTTCGGTGCCTTCGGCATCTGATGATTCCCTCACTTTTATCACTAAATTTTTATAGGAGATTTACAATGAACGAAACAGCAGAACGCTTTAATGGTTGGGCAGCAATGATCGGTATCATTGCAGCATTTGGTGCATATGCAACCACAGGACAACTTATCCCAGGAATCTGGTAATGAGTATCGAATGGGTTCAGACTATTATTTTTTTATTCACCCCATTCTTTTTTATGTTACTCCTCGTTGACACAGATGAGGACGATGATGACAACGGTGGCGGTGGACTAATGGTTCCAGCAACAAACCCCATTTGACAAAAGACACAATTAGTTGTAGAATTTAGGTTCATTCACACACTACGTTTAATGACTTTCAATGTTACTCTCATCTCTCCCGACGGCACCTCGAATGCCATTACCTGTGAGGACGATCAGTACATTCTCGATGCGGCTGACGAAGCGGGTATTGACCTACCCTATTCGTGCCGTGCTGGTGCTTGCTCGACATGTGCGGGTAAGATTGAATCCGGCACTGTAGATCAGTCTGATCAGTCTTTCCTAGATGATGATCAAATGGAAGCAGGATTTGTACTCACCTGTGTTGCATATCCCACTTCTGATGTTACAATTAAAACTGAACAAGAGGACGCACTTTACTGATGATTGGAAAACTTGATCCTGATGAAGACGTTATGGATGATTCGATTATCGCACAACGCAAATCAACCGCTGTGATGAAGTCAATTCATGATGACATCAAAGACACTATCAGCAAACTCGGTTGGGATTGTTATGATAATGTCGCAGTAGAAATTGCTGGTACTTCAGTTTATGAAATTGAAGGTGCAGGAACTAAATGGGCTCCACATAAGGGAACGGTTAAATATAACAAAGATGCGTTCATTGTAATCAAAAATCTTGATCGCAATCCAACTGTTCCATCTCAACCAAACCCTGAACTGAAAGCCCACCATGCCGAATCCTGATGCACTCTGGGAAGACATCCAGAAACTTGATGACTTATATGAGGAACTCCTTTGGGATCCTGATGATGAGTTGCAATTCACACATGATGGTGAAAAGATCATAATTATCAATAAAACTCAGAGTCTTAAGTATAAATAACTACTCCTTACATACTTAAAATGGCACTTCTCGCAACAGTTGGTATTTTACTCGGTACTTTTGTGGGTGCCGCGATGATGACACAATCAGGTGAAGAGTCTACTAAGACATAATACGCAAATCTAAAATCATTCTAAAATATAAACAAATTAGGGTAGAACTCTTATAAAATAAGGGGGTTCTACCCAGTTTTTTTGCCAGCAATCACATGAAGAATTTGCACCAGACATACGGCCACTATCTACACACCGATAAACTGCTCGACGATCATGATATTAATGAGCGAGTTCTATCATATGGGTGGACCGATGATGGTGAAAAATTAACTGGGTACTATGTCTTGACAGAACACCACCATCTGTACTATAATCTCAAGGACCAGTTGGTTGAGAAGGTTCCTTCAGAATCAACCGCTGGTCGCGTTGCTTGACAGATATGAAAAAATCTGTTAGTATAAATACTTAACCTTGTGTCAATAATTGTTACAAGGGTATACTTAACTACGGAACTATGTCGAAGTTCCTACCATCCGTAGGTTAAACTCTACGAGAAATACTTAAAGGAAAACAACAATGATCAAATCTTTCTTCGCTGCTGTTGCAGCTGCTCCTCTCTTCGCTGGTGCTGCAATTGCAGGCCCTTACGTCAATGTAGAAACGAATGCAGGTTGGACTGGTTCTGACTACACTGGCGCTACTACCGATTTCCACGTTGGCTACGAAGGTGCCCTGGGTGAAAGTGGTTCCTACTACGTCCAAGGTGGCGCTAGTCTGGTTGCCCCTGACGGTGGTTCTGATGACACTGTTCCTTCTGGTAAGGCAGGTATCGGTGTTGCTGTTACCGATGCTGTTGGTGTCTATGGTGAAGTCTCCTTCATCGGTTCTGGTGACGACTCCATCGACCGTGGTTACGGCGGTAAGTTGGGCGTGAAGTACAACTTCTGATCACTTGACAGTGTGATATAATATAGGGGTCTACGGACCCCTTTTTTTATGCGCTACCTTCTCCACCCTCTGACTATCATGAATCTACTGATCTGTGGATCTCTTGGGGTTATTGAATTTGTCCATACTAGAGCACATCACACTTTAGATCAAGATGTCCATGGACATGTCCATAGAGCACTACAAAAAAACCCCGAGTTAGCACGTTCTACCTGTTGGGAGTTAGACTAATGAAAAAGAAATTAAAAAAAGCGGTCAAAGAATTCTTTGCACCGAGTATTAAAAACGAACATCTAAGTATTGATGATAAGATCAATCAACTTAGTGAAAGACTATGTGATCTTGAAGCAGATAATTTGAAATTGATTGTTCGGATTGCTCACCTTGAAGCCAAACTTGACAATCACGAACATGGAGGGGGTTGACAGCCCTCTTCTTTTTTTGTATAATATGGGAAAATCATTTTGTCATGAACTACAAACCTTATTCACCTGAGTGGCATAGGTATCGTTATCTTAAGGAAGCGATTGATAAATACTTCGAGGATTACGTTGACAACGAAATTATCTACGAAGACATTATGTGCATTCTAGGTGTTAGAATGTCAAATGCAGTTAATGAAGTCAACAAAGTTCTTGATTTAAAAGACAAACTCAAAAAGAACTAACATGCTTTCAACCCAGTATCGACTCCGATTGGAGTTCATCTGCAAAAAGATTGCTAACAACGAAGAAGTAAAACTAGAAGATATGATCTGGGCAGAGAAACTTGCCAAGGCTCATACAACTGCTAGAGATTGGTTGAACAAAGCACGCCGACAGTCCAATGGGATTGAGGAGGGCAGTATCGATGATTTTATGAATAAGATGGGACTAGGAGACCCCGACCCATCTAACCATAGAACGGGGTTTGAAGGTGCTGATGAAATTGTAGACTGGTTCCAACGCGATAAGCCTGATGACTGGAGACAACGTGACTAAACTGAATATCGCCAAAAATTTGGTGGAGAAGATTGAAGATCTCTTAGACGGCAAAGCACATTACGTTGAGTGCTGTGACCGTACCACGCAACATAGAAAAATTGTAATTGAATACGATCACGAAAACAAATGACAGAAAACGCAGTTCTCTATTCAAAAGAAAATTGTCAGTGGTGCGACCGTGCCAGAATGTTACTTGACAATTTGGACATCGATTATCTCGAATACAAATACGAAAAAGATTTTACTAAAGAACAATTCTACGATGAGTTTGGAGAAGGTGCTACCTTTCCCCAGGTGAACTTTGGTTCGACTCACGTCGGCGGATTCAAGGACACACTGCATTACCTGCAGGACAGACGAGTTATTTGACAAACCCCCTAACCCATAGTATAATACAGAGGAAATCAATCAAGTCTTTCGCTTCTGTGTTAGTTTCTAAATAATCATAGAACTATAGGGGGACACACTTTTTCTTAATAGAAACAAACACAGGGAGTAAACCAATGATGATAGCTGTTTATGTGTTCGTAGTTCTCGGAGCATTTCTCATGGGAACTGTAACCTCTTGGGTCGCCAAGGATCATATCGATGCCTTCATCGATAATGCTGCATATGCAAAAGCAGTCACACATCCAGAAATGTTGAACCCTGATGGCACTGTTGATCAGTCTGAACTGTTAACACTAAGCTTTTTGTCAGAAGAAGACTTTGATGACGATGATGACCTATGAATTAAGATCATGATTCTCGTTGACATGAATCAGTGCATGATCAGTAACTTGATGATGCAGATTAAAGTCGGTGACAAACTAGATGAAAAACTAGTCCGACATATGGTACTCAATTCCCTGAGATCTTACAATAGAAAGTTCAGGGAAGAGTACGGAAACATGGTCCTTTGCTACGATAGTAAACACTATTGGCGCAAGGACTATTTTCCTTTCTATAAACAAAATAGAAAGAAAGACAGAGAAAAATCTAATCACGATTGGAACGCAATCTTTGAAGTTCTGAACAAGATTCGTGATGAGATCAGAGACAACTTCCCGTACATTGTAATGGAAGTATCTGGTGCTGAAGCAGATGACATTATCAGTGCTCTGTGTAAGTATTCTTCAGAGACATCAGATGAAAAGGTACTAATCCTTTCTGGTGATAAAGACTTCATTCAACTCAAGAAGTTCTCTACTGTTAGTCAGTACAACCCTCTTCAAAAACATTTTGTTAAAGATGTAGATCCTATTGAATACATCGCAGAACACATCATCAAAGGTGATCGCTCTGATGGTATCCCTAACTTCCTTTCTTCTGATGATACTTTCGTTACCAACAAAAGGCAACGACCAATAAGTAAGAAGAACTTGGAGAAGTGGATTTATTCTAGTCCTTCTGTATTCTGCAATACACAGGAGAAACTAGATAACTATGAGAGAAACAAGACACTGATTGATCTTGACTGTATGCCTGTAACACTTCGTCAAGAAATTGTCGATAAATTTAAAGTGTTAAATAGTAATGATAAAACAAAGTTGTCGATTGACTACTTCGTCAAAAACGAATTGACTTCACTCATGAATAACTTGGAGGATTTTTAAACCATGGCTGAATTACAAAAAGACCAAATGCTTCTTTCAGAAGTATTGCAAAAGGTATCCAACGCTAAAACAAAAGCACAGAAGATCAAAATTTTAAAAGAACTTCGTACTGATGCCCTCGTCTCTATTCTGATTTGGAACTATGATGATAGTGTAAAGTCCATGCTCCCTGAGGGCGATGTACCTTACACACCAAATGATGCACCAGTTGGCACAGAACACACTCGTCTTCTACAAGAGTATCGTAAACTGTTCCACTTTGTAAAAGGTGGTAATGACTCACTACAGAGAACTACCCGCGAAAGGATGTTCATCCAAATGCTCGAAGGTCTCAGTTCAGCTGAAGCATCTCTTATCTGTTTGGTAAAAGATAAAAAACTTCAGAAGAAATACAAAGTAACCAAAGCTTGTATTGATGAGGCATACCCCGACATTGAGTGGGGGAATCGCAGTTGAAGAAAGGAGTTAAAATTCTCCATAAAAAATGTCATCCAGACCTCGCTCAAGATAGATCTCTGCCTTATACAGCCTACTTGGTGACATATGTTGAAGATGGAGAGACTAGTTACGATATCGCAACCTGTAGTAAACAGGTAGAATTATTTGATTATTATTGGGATCTTTATAGACATGACTTTAAGAGATTCGATCAAACTGAAGGAAGAGTCAATCCGAAACTTTGGAACCCAAAGAAGGATGAAAAAAAATGAAAACCTTAGATGTTGCTTTAGTACAATTCTTTCGTAGAGTTGAAGTGATCACCTGTATGGAGATGGGTGGTAAGATCTCACCAGAAGATGCTTACCAACGAATCAAAATCGAGATGAAACTACTAAAGAAAAACAGAAAACATATCAACAAAGCCTCCTAACGGGGGTTTTTTTCTTGACATAATAAGCGCTTAATGTTAGAATTACATCATGTTCGGAGAAAACTATGACGGTTAAACTTGTCTCGGTCACACCTGATGCTGAGAAGACAATGGCTTATGTTGCTAGGGTTTCCAATCCTAACAACCAACCCAACCCCAACTATGCGGGTCTGCTTCGTTACTGCATCAAACATCAACACTGGTCTGTGTTTGAACAAGCATTCATGACTCTGGAGATTGAGACTACCCGTGGTATCGCAGCTCAAATCCTACGTCACCGTAGCTTCACATATCAGGAATTTTCACAACGGTATGCAGATGTAAGTCTGTTGACCGACAACATTCCGATTCCTGAACTGCGCCGTCAAGATACTAAGAATCGTCAGAACTCAACTGATGACCTTCCTCCTGGTGTTGTTGAACAGTATCAGAAGA